AGGCGTACCGGGAGGAGCTAGATTCCCGACAGAAGGCCTCGGGAATGACGGATGGCCATAGACTGGCATTTCTGCGGGCGATGTACCGGGTCAAGCCGCGGGTATGCGTGCTGCCGGTGACGTGGCTGGCGGAGGTGGCGCAGGGATATGTGCCGCCCAGGATGCCGCGGGCCTCGCAGCTGGTTCAGGTGGAGATCGGGCCGGGGCAGTTTGTGCGCTGCAGGCCGGAGAACGTGGAGAAGGTCCAGGAGCAGTTTGCCAAGATGAGAAAGCGGGGAGGGCGGCGTGGCAAGAAAAGGTAGAAAATTGCCCAGGGACAAGATGAGGCAAACGGCCAGGAATAAGGCGCGGGCCCTGGAGAGAGATCTGGGGGAAGACGAGCCCGTGGATTCCCGACAAAAGACCTCGGGAATGACGGCGGAGGACAAGGACGATGGGTGATTTTTGCGCGATCGCGGACGTGTCAGATTTCCTGCAGATCGAGATCTCGGACGCGGATAAGGTGGCGTCGTGCCAGCGGGCGATCACGGAGGCGACGGCGGCGATCCGCAATTACTGCCGGCAGTACATTGAGCTGGTGGAGGACGACGAGCACACGTTCGACGTGCGGCCTGCGCGGTGGAATTTGCTGCTGCCCGAGGTGCCGGTGGTCGAGGTGAGCAGCGTGGTGGAGGATGGGGAGACGCTGACCGCGGACGACGATTACCAGGTGGACAACAGCGGCCAGATCTGGCGAGTGAGCCGCCGATGGACGGCAGGGATCCAGATCGTGGTGGTGACGTACACGCACGGGTACGAGACGATCCCGGACGACGTGATCGGGGTGTGCACCAGGGCGGCCTCGAGGGCGTACCAGGCGGGGCTGAAGGCGGAGGACGCAGCGGGCGTGCCGGGGATCGCGAGCAAGGCGCTGGGGGATTTTTCGGTGTCGTTTACCGGGGATGGCGCAGAGGGGGTGATGGGGGCGAGCGCGGCGCGGATGCTGCTGTTGAGCGAGAAGGACGTACTGGACAAGTACCGGATGAACCCGTAATGGATCTGCGACAGGGACATTCGGGGATGACAGGGCACTGAGGGCAGAATGACGGTCTTTACGAGTTTGCTGAACAATACGTTTACGGTGTTGCGACGGGTGCGGACGGACGATGGCCAGGGTGGCTGGGAGATCACGTACCTGGAGATGGGGACGATGGAGGGGCGGATCCGACCGGCGACGAGCCAGGAGCGCGAGGTGGCCGATGCGGAGGAACAGCAGATCTCACACGTGTTGTACGTGGTGCATGGCGAGGACGTCCTGCGAGGGGACCTGGTGGTGTGCGATGACCTGGAGGTGGAGGTGCTGGGGGTGCGCGAGCCGAGCAAGGCCGGGGAGCATTTGGAGATCGACTGCCGGGAGCGACAGCCGGAGACGACGGAGGCGTACGGGTCGTGAAGAACGGGAGTATGGAGTAGGGAGTAGCCCCGCGTGGCGGCGGGGTCTCCGCTGCGCTTCGAGGAGTAGGGAGTATTGTGGCCACGTATACGAGCGAGTGGAACCCGGAGGCGGTGATCGCCGCGGCGCTGGATGACGTGCAGAAGAACGCAGAGATCGTGGGGGCGTTCGTCGAGTCGGAGGCGCGGCGGCGGCTGGACGCGATCAAGCAGCCGGGGAACAAGCGAGCGGTGGCGTACCGGGCGTTCCTGTCGCGGTATATGCTGACGAACGTGGTGACCCGGACGGCCAAGGAGGTCGTGGTGCGAGTGGGGATGAAGACACGATCGCAGAAGGGTGGGGATCGGCTGGGGTTTTACATTGAGACGGGGTCGCGGCTGGCACCGGCGCACCCGTATTTGCGGCCCGCGGTGTTTGATAACGCGCGGGAGATTGTGAAGCTGCTAACGGGGGGATAGTGGATCCCCGACAAAAACATTCGGGGATGACAGGAGGATAGGGTGAATAAAGAGATCCAGGAGGCACAGGGGGACGTGGAAAAGGCGCTGGCGCTGTTGGATTCGGAGACGGCGGATGGAATCATTGCCGGCATTTCCCTAGGTGGGGAGAAGGGCCCGGCGGAGTACCCGGCCCTGATCCGGGGGACGCAGGGGGCGTACCAGATGTTGTGGTCGATGGCGCTGGGGAATGGGATGCGGCGCAGCAAGGGGACGCTCAAGATGGGGGCGCAGGCGCTGACGATTTTGCTGACGCTGGTGCATTACGCGTACGCGTTGGGAGTGCGGGCAGGGCGAGAGAACCCTCCAGAGAACGCGTCGGGATGACGGTTAACGGGAGCGAGTAGTGGGCGCGATCACGCAGGCGATTTATGACAGGTTGGTGGGCGATGCGACGCTGGCGGGGCTGCTGAGCACGTACGGCGGCAACCCGGCGGTTTTTACGACGGACCCGGCCCCAGGGGACGCGGACCTGCCGTACGTGGTGACGGCGGGGGCGGTGAGCGTGGCCCCGTTCGATACCAAGACGACCTTGGGCCGGCAGGTCGTGCGGGACGTGCGCTGTTATGCGGCTGCGGAGGGGAGCGCGGTGACCGTGGAAGCGATCGCCGAGCGGGTGCGATGGTTGTTTCACCGGCGGACGCTGACGGTGGCCGGTTTTAGCTGGATCTGGGCGGAGTGCTCGGGGCCGATCGGGGCCGACGAGCCCGACGCATACGGACGGATCGTGACGGTGAGTATGACGATAGAGGAGTCGTAGCGATGGCAATGAACGGAACGGACATTCTGATCTGGATCGACGGGAACTGCGTGGGGTCGCAGCGGGACGTGACCGCGGACGAGAAAACGGCAGAGATTGACGTCTCGAACAAGAACGATGGGCGCGCGATGCGCGTGCTGCCGGGCCGGTACGACGCCACGATGAGCCTGGACGCGCTGTACGTGCCGACGGACACGGCGTACCAGGCGCTCAAGGACGCGATGCGCAACGGGACGTTTGTGGAGGTGGTGCGGATCGAGCAGGGCGTGGTTCTGGAGTCGGCGGACGCGATCGTGACCTCGCTGAGCGAGAAGGGTCCGGACCAGGGCGAGGCGACGGTGAGCATCGGGCTGCGGATCGACGGGCAGTGGGTGAGCGGATCGTAGGGCAGGAAGTATGGAGTAGGGAGTAGGAAGTATGTCCTGTGGATCCCCGATTGAAGGCCTCGGGGATGCCGTCGAGACGCCGGCGGTCCCAGGGTGGATGGGAGGTGGGTATGGTGCGTGGCGCACGAGGTGAGTTTGTGCTGCAGGCCGGAGAGCGCGAGGTGCAGATTTTGTTTACGAACCGCGCGTTGGCGTCGGCAGAGAAGGCGATGGACAAGCCGATCCTGGGCGTGCTGCAGAATTTCGGACAGGGGAGCGTGCAGGACCTGGCGCTGATGCTGCAGGCGGGTATGGAGGCGGCGCGGCGGGATGCGCGCGAGTCGGGCCGGGTGATCACGCTGAATGAGGCCTATGAGGTGATGGACGAGGCCGGATTCTCGGCGACCGCGGCAGCCGTGTTCAGCGCGATCGGCGAGGTGCTGTCGTACGGGCAGGAGGACCAGGACCCAAACCCATAGAAAAGGCTGTGGAATCTATAGATTTCCACAGCCTGCTGGTAGATTGCACGCGGGCAGGACTGGACCCGCTGCGCTTTTGGGAGATGACGCCGCGAGAGGTGGGGGTGTACCTGGAGGCGGCGGCGTGGCGAGCAGAGCAGGGCGTGCAGGAGATGCTGGCGCTGGCGTGGCACGTGGCCGCGCTGCAGCGACAGAAGCGGCTGCAGAGCCTCAAGAGCCTGCTGCGGCCAGCCAGCAAGGCGCGGGACGTACCGATCGCGGAACGGCGGAGAGAGTTCGCGGAGCTGAGTGAAGCGTATGCCAGACACAGAGCTGGGCAAAGCAAATATTCCGATTCGGGCGACGACAGATAGGCTCGATGGCGACCTGGCGGGCGCGCGGGGCAAGGTCGAGAGCGCGATCGCGGGCATCGTCGGGAACGTGCAAAAGATCGGTGGGGTGGCGCTGGGACTGGGCGGCGCGGGCCTGACGGCGATCGCGGGCATCGGGGCGGCGGTGGGCAAGCTGGCGATGGACGCGGCCCCGGTGGAGGGCCTGGAGAGCGCATTCTCGGGCCTGGCAGACAGCGCGGGGATCGGGATGGACGATATGCTCGCCGCGCTGAAAAAGGGCTCGGCGGGGATGGTGGCCAACCGGGATCTGATGGAGTCGTTCAACTCGGCGGCGAGCCTGGTCAGCCTGGATTTTGCGACACAGTTGCCGGACGCAATGCAGTACCTGGGCAAAGTGAGCGCATCGACCGGGGCCGATATGGGGTTCCTGCTGGACAGCCTGGTCAAGGGCGTTGGGCGGGTGAGCCCGATGATCCTGGACAACCTGGGGATCCAGGTGGCGCAGGCGGAGGCGACGGAGCGGGCCTCGGAGATGTTTGGCCTGCAGGCGGAGGAGCTGAGCAAGACGCAGGTGCAGGCCGGGATGATGAACGTGGTGCTGGAGAAGCTGGCGGCGAATACGGCGGCGATGCCGGACGTGAGCGAGAACGCATCGGCCAAGATGGCGCAGCTCAAAGCGACGTTCCAGGATACGAAGGACCAGGTCGGGCTGGCGTTCCTGCCTGCCTTGACGACGCTGGAGGCGCTGCTGGGGGACCTGGCTGCACAGGTGCTGCCCTATTTGACGCAGGCGCTGGACGTGGTGGCCCCGATCGTGCAGAGCGTGGCGGATGCGATCTCGTTCCTGGTTACGGCGGTGTTGAACGGGGAGGACCCGATCGCGGCGCTGACGATTGCCCTGTACAAGATTTTTCCTCCGGAGGTGGCACAGCCGATCGTCGACGCAATCGACGCGATCGTGGCCGGGATCCAGCAGGTGATCGAGGTGGCCACGCCGTACGTCGAGGCGGCGATGGAGTGGATCAGCCAGAATGTGGAGCTGAAGGACGTGCTGCTGGCGCTGGGGATCGCGCTCGCGGCGGTGATCCTCCCGGCGATCTGGTCCGTGATTGCGGCAGTCGCGCCGGTGATCGCGGTGTTCGTGGGACTGGTGGCGGTGATCGCCCTGCTGCGCCAGGCGTGGGAGACGGATTTTGGCGGGATCCGGACGGCGCTGACGACGTTCTGGGAGGACACGGCCAAGCCGGCGCTGGAGGATCTGCAGGCCTGGCTGGCGGAGAAGGTGCCGGCGGCGATCGAGACGCTGAAGGCATTCTGGGAGGAGACGCTGCTGCCGGCGATCGAGGCGGTGTGGGCGTTTATCCAGGATCCGCTGATGCCGCTGTTCGAGGCCCTGGGCGAGGTGATCGGAGCGACGCTGGTCAAGGCTGGGGAGGCGCTGGCCGGGCTGTGGGAGAACGTGCTGCTGCCGGCGATCCTGACGGCAGGGGAGTGGATGCGCGATACGCTGGGGCCGATCCTGGACAAGTTTGTGGAGTGGCTGAACAAAGTCACCGGCGGGGCAGAGGGGGTGCGCGACGCGATCAAGAGCGTGACCGACTGGTTGGGAGACCTGGCAGGCACGATCGGCGAGATGAAGCTGCCGGACTGGCTGACGCCGGGGAGCCCGACGCCGTTCGAGATCGGGCTGCGGGGGATCGGGAGCGCGATGGAGGACCTGGCACGGATCCGGGTGCCGGAGCTGAGCACGGCGCTGGGGGGGAGCGTGAACAACAGCCGGAGCGTGAGCCTGAACCTATACGGGGACCGGATCGACGAGAGGAGCGTGTTCGGTGCGTACGAGACGGTGCGGGCGCTGGAGGGGGCATAGGTGGTGGGCTATTGGATGGGTGGTGCTGCTGTGCTGGATCCTGGATTCCCAATTAGTGACACCTGCACTGGAGTGCGGCGCAAGTGTCTCGGGAATGACGGGACCCTCAACGGATCTCGTCGGGATGACAGCCACCAGCCCGCTGCTGTCGCCCGTGGCGTACGTGCCGATGGTAGGGAGGAACGTGGGGATGGGTGAGTGGAAGCTGATCCTACCAGAGTTGACGATCAACAAGGCGCTGAACCCGGTGGCGGGTGCGGCGGGAAATTTCGCGGCGGTGGGCGGGTCGGCGACGCGAGTGACGACGTACGCCAAGTGGGGCGTGTACAGCTATCGGGTGCAGACGGCAGCAAACAACCAGGGGATGACGCTGACGCTGGGTACGCTGGCAAACGCGATCCATTACGTGACGATGACGGTGCGCGGGACACTGCCGGCAGACTGGGACTGGTCGCTGGATAACGCGAACTGGACGGAGCCGGCGCTGCTGCTGCAGATCGACGACGACTGGGCGCTGTACGGCCTGCAGTTCCCGGCAGCCCAGGCCAATGGGAGCACGACGCTGCGCGTGTACCAAGACGGGGCAGGCGCGGGCGATTTCTACGTGGACGGGGTGCAGGTCGAGGAAAAGTCGTACTGGACGACGCTGGCGATGGGCGAGCTGGCGGGGTGCGAGTGGCTGGGCACGGCGCACGCGAGTGCGAGCCAGCGGAGCGCACAGAGCCGGGCCGGGGGGCGGGTGCGAGATTTCAGCACGGATTACGGGTTCAGCGTGGCCAAGGACGTTGGAACGGGGGTGATGCCGGTGCTGCTGAACGTGGACGATTACGCGCTGCAGCCGGGGGGCGAGCTGGACAGCATCAAGCTGGCGGTGCGGCAGTTCTCCCTGATCGGGCCGCTGGTCGCGGACGACGGGGACCTGGACGGGGCGCGGCAGGACCTGGAGCTGGCGCTGCTGCCGAATGTGTACCCAAAAGATGAGGGGGGCTGGCAGCCGGTGCGGATCTGGTATACGGGCGCGGAGGTGGTGAAGGAGATCGCGGCGCACTATCAGAGCGGGCTGGAGGTGGCGGAGGGGATCGAAGAGTCGATCGCTTCGTTTGAGAACCTGGCGCTGCGATTCCGGGCCACGGACCCGTTTTGGTACGAGATCGGGGAGAGCAGCCAGGTGCTGGACGAGAACGATACGGCGACGTTCCGGTATGTGGCGGGGCGGCTGCGGAGCACGGGGCAGTGGGATGATTTGGGGTTGGCGGCCAATCCGACGACATTGGGCACTATTTATACTATCTGTGCAGCCTCGGACAAGTCCGTCTACATCGGTGGGGCATTCACTGGAATGAATGGCGTCGCCGGGCGCGACTACCTTGCCAGGTATATTCCTGCGACCGATTCCTGGGAAACGGTGG